TAGATGGTGCTGATGATATGAATTTTACAATTACATCAGGAGAAGCTGGAGAAGATTTAACAATTCAACAAATAGGTGGAAATGATTCGTCTATTTTAATAACAGCAGCTGGTACGGGAACTGATGCAGTTAGTATTGATGCAACTGCTGGTGATATGGTTATTGCACCAAATTTAATAAATGGAAAAACATTAACATTAGGCCCATCTTCAGCTACTCAAATGGTATTCACACCACACGGTACAGCGGCAAGTGAAAAAATATCATTAATTAATACTTCAGGAACAGCTGATGATGCAATTAAAATAGATTCAGTAGCAGGTGGTCTTACATTAGCAGCTGGTGATGATTCCCTACATATTGATGCTGATGGTACAGATACGGATGCATTAAATATTGATTCAGCAGGTGGTATTGATGTAGATGGTGCAGGTGCCATAGATATTTTAGCTGGTACTACGGTAGCCATAGCAGGAGCTTCAACTTCTACTTATGGTGATGATACCGCAGTATGGAGTTTTAATGGAAGTGGAGCATTATCTGAAACAGGAATGACTACATTCTCATTAACACCTTCAAGTACAGTAGATATAGATGCTGGTGGTGCAGTTACAATAGATTCTTCAGCAGCAGCAATTACTATAGGTGGAGATGCTGTTGGACAGAAAGTTAGTGTAGGTGGTGATACAGCGAATCGTACAGAAGTTGAACTTAATGCTATATTAGTAGATATAAATGCTGGTACAGGTGGAATTACAATGGATGCTACCGCAGGTATTGGATTAACTGGTGGTGCAGGAGTACAATTAAATGGTGGAGTAACCGCTTCAACTCATATAAGTGCAAGTGGAGCTCTTACATCTCATGGAGTAAATACTTCTACACATATTTTACCAATAGCTTCAGATGGAGCTCAAATTGGTAGTACTTCAAAGATGTTTAGTGATTTATTCTTAGCAAGTGGAGCCGTAATTAATTTTAACAACGGTGATGTAACATTAACACATTCAGGTAATTTACTTGATATAGATGGTGGAAGTACAAGAGTAGATAAATTAGAAGTAGATAGTGCATCGGATTATTTAGATGTAGATACAGATTTAAAAATAGTAGCAGCTGCAGACATAGTATTAGACCCAGGTGGAAATAATGTTAAACCTGGTTCAGATAGTGCAGATGATTTAGGAGTTAGTGGAACTGCTTGGAAGAAATTGTGGGTAGATGATATAGATTTAAATGGACAAGGTAGTATTTCAATAGGTGGAACAGGAAGAATAGATTTAGATGCTGACGATGATACTTCAGTTAGGGCTTCAGCGGATGATGTGATAACTTTTGAAGCGGGAGCAGTTGATGTTGCAGAAATGACATCAACAATGGCCATCTCTGGTTCATCTATAGCTACAGGTTCAATCGCAGTATTAACTGTACCAGGTGGAGTAGATACAACGTTATCACCTCTTAATTCTGATGCAGCGGCACTTGGAACTACTTCTAAGATGTGGAGTGATTTATTCTTAGCAAGTGGTGGTGTAGTTAATTTTAATAATGGAGATTTAACTTTAACACATAGTTCTAATAAATTGACATTGGCTGGTGGTGATTTAGATGTAGACGGAGCTATAACGATTACTGGAAATATTACTGGAGATAGTGGTAATATGACTGTAGCAGCAAGTGGTGGTGATACTTTAGTTGAGGGAGTTACTTTTAGTGGTAATGATGTGACTATTCCAGGAAACTTGGTTGTTCAAGGTGATAGAATTGAAGCACGAGTAGGTAGTTTACAAGTTGAAGACCATACCATAACGGTAGGTAGTGGTTCAACGACTTCCGCTACAATGGATCAAGCTGGATTAGACTTTGGTGTGAGTGGTAGTGTGGCTCATTTACGATATGACCATTCTGAAACAGCAATCTCATCAAGTGCAGAGTTTATAGCTAATGGAGCGAGATTTGTTTCGACAGTTTCACCATTTGCAAGTAATGGTGCGGCACTTGGTACAACATCCTTACAATGGAGTGATTTGTTCTTAGCTGAAGGTGGCGTGATAAATTTTGATAATGGTGATGCAACAATAACTCAGACTGGAGACTTAATAAGTATTGAAGGTGGAAATACACGAGTTGAAAGATTAGAAATAGATAGTGCTAATGATTATATTGATGTTTCGACTAATTTACAAGTAATAGCTGCAGCGGATATTGTATTAGACCCAGGTGGTGGTGAAGTTGATGTAGATGGTAATTTAATTCCAAATACAGATAGTGCTGATGATTTGGGTGCTTCTGGTAAAGCTTGGAATAAACTATGGGTAGATGATATAGATTTAAATGGACAGGGAAGTATTAGTATAGGTGGTACTGGTAGGATTGACTTAGACGCCGATGATGATACGTCAATAAGAGCTTCAGCTGATGATGTGATAACATTTGAAGCAGGTGCTGTTGATATATCTCAAATAACTGCAACGATGGCAATATCAGGTTCTTCAGTATCTACAGGTTCGTTTGGTAGAACTTCTACAGCTACACTTGATTTGGATAGTATAGTGGGTAATTGGACTAACGCAGGAAATACAGTCGCTAATTTAGGAACTGTTACTACAGCAGATATAAATGGTGGTACAATTGATGGAGCAACAATAGCAACTTCAGATATAACAGTTGGTTCAGGTAAAACTTTAGATGTTAGTGGTGGTACATTTACCGTAGCAGCCGACCAAATAAGTGGTAATGCTATTAATGGTGGAACAATAAGTGGTGCAGATGTTGATGATGCAACAGCAGCTAATATCGTAGCACAAATTGATAATGATGAAATTCCAATTGCAAAACTTGCAGAAGATGCTGTAACTATCACAGCTGGTGATGGATTAAAAACAGGTGGTTCTGTAACACTTGGTGGTTCTGTTACACTTGATTTTGATGCAAGTGATATCGCAGATACTGGTATAGAAGCAAATGGTGAAAATTTAAGGTTAGCAACACAAGGAACTGGTATTAGTGGTGGAGCTGGAAGTACATTAAGTATTACACCAGCACAGACAGCTATTACTTCAGTATATAATAACGCTTTGAAAGTTGGATATGACGCAAGTGATAATATATGTTTTGCTACTGGATCTAATGGACAAATTAGTTACTATCAGAATGGTGTAGAAGAATTTAGAATGGCGGCTGGTGGTACATTCCACGCTGATGCTGATATTGTAGCGTTCTCATCAACTGTAGCATCTGATGCAAATCTTAAAGAGAACATTACAGATATGAAATATGGTTTAAATGAAATTGTGAAACTTCGTGGTGTAGAATATGATTGGAAACGAAAAGATATGGGACACGATGTTGGTGTTTTAGCACAAGAAGTTGAAGCAGTTATTCCTGAAATTGTGAAAGAACATGATGGATTACACGGTAGAGAAACATTTAAATCTGTAGACTATAATAAATTAGTACCAATTTTGATAGAATCTATCAAAGAACTTAAATCAGAAATTGATGATTTAAAAAAGGTAAAAAATTAGAGTTTTTCAAAATTTAACAGATATTTATTTATTGAAAATAACATTAAGGAGTTATAAATATGCCGAATAAAGAAGTCACTTTAGAGCAATCAGAACTTGATGAAGTAAAAGACCTACAAGGAAAATATACTGATGTAATTTTACGTATGGGTCAAACAGCTTTACAAGTAGAACAACTTGATACAGCTTTAGAGGAATTAAAAGAAAAAAAGGAAGGTCTTATACAAGAACATCAAGAACTTCGTACAACTGAGAACGAAATGGTTCAAAGACTTACAGAAAAGTATGGAAATGGTAATTTAGATGTAAATACTGGTGTTTTTACACCTTCAGACTAACTTTACAACTTTTTGTTTTATATTTATATATAACCAATTTTGGTGTGTTTTGTATACATACAATATATTAATAATCGATTAGGAGAAATTTAATGGCCGAAAGAATAGTAAGTCCTGGAGTTTTTACCCAGGAAACCGATCTTTCGTTTCTCCCCCAAGGAATTTCTAACATCGGTGCAGGTATGATAGGTGCTACCCAAGAGGGCCCAGCATTTGTACCAACCGTTGTTCAAAATTTTCAAGAATTTGAAGAAAAATTTGGTGGATTAACGAAAAATTATTATCTTCCTTACGCTGTCCAAGAGTATCTTGGTTCTGCTTCAACTTGTACTATCGTTAGAGTAATGAATACTGGAGGCTACACAGCTGATTCAGTTCATATACAATCTTCAGGTAGTACACATGGATTTAGAACACTTTTTACTCTTAGTAATACATCGTTAGGAAAAACATCAGATATATCTGGTACAGCAGTAGGATGGGCTAATGCGAGTAGTTCATTTTGCATTAGAGTTAGTGGCTCTAATGGACTTTTACAGTCTATTTCAGCTTCTTTGGATACAGGATCCGCTCTTTATCTTGATAAGGTAATTTCAAGTGACCCCGAAAGTTCAACAGATTATGTTTATCTATATAAACAGTTTAAAAATACTGCACACGCAGTCTCAGGTAACTGGGGAATATTAACTGTAACTGGAAGTGCATCTTCATCTGCTGGATTAGATTTTCAAGGTGGTTCAAACGCAGCTTATACTTCACAATTCAATAGTGTTGGTGTAGCGGCAAGTTGGGGTGGTAATGCAGATTACTCAACAGCTCGTACACCTTATATTATAGACCAAGGAGCTACAGCTACAAGTGCAGAAAAGGAACTTTTCCGTTTCTATACACTAAGTCATGGTACAGGAGCAAATACAAAAACAAAAGTCTGTATTTTGAATATTAAAGCAGCGGGTTCAATCGCAGGTAGTGATTATGGTGAATTTAGTGTACAAGTTAGGAGACATAATCCTGGTAATGCAGATAACAATCAACTTTTAGAACAATTTGATAATTGTAATTTTGATTTAGCGTCATCTAATTATTTTGCAAAGAGAATAGGTGATAGACACGTAGTAATTGATGCAAATGGTAAATTGACCTATCATGGTGATTATCCAAATAATTCATCTTACATTCGTGTAGGTGATTATGCTAATTTAGAAAAGCATCCTGTTACTGTAGTACCTTATGGATATAAGAAAGTAAATAATCCAGTTCCAGGTAACAATATACCAACAGCTTCCATTGTAACACAGCAGGTTAATAGTCTTGGTGATTATGATTCTAATGTGTTTTATGGATTTGATTTTGATAGAAAAGATTCACAAGCTTATTTATCACCATTATGGGCAAGTTCTGGTAATGGAGATAATGTAGTGTTTTCATTAAACAATGTTTATGGACACGCGAATACAGGAACAGCTTTAAATGTTGATACATTTTCAGATAATAGTGAATTTGTAACATTAGCTTTATCAGATATTGCACAACGTAAGTTTGCAATACCTTTCCAATGGGGATTTGATGGTGGAGATCCACGAACAACAGCAGCTACTGGAAATGATATTAGCTCAACAAATACACAAGGATTTGATTGTGGTACATCCAACGCAACTGGTTCAAAAGCTTTTAAACGAGCTATTAACGCAGTAAGTAATCCAGATGAATTTGATATCAATTTACTTGTAATTCCTGGAGTCTGTCATAGTTCAGCTGGTTCAAATATGCATAATGCAGTAACGAATCACGCAATAACTAAAACAGAAGCTCGAGCAGATACTTTTTATATCATGGACGGATTTGCATGGTCAGATTCCATCGCGAATGCAGTAAATGGTATAAATTCATTAGATACAAATTACGCGGGTGTTTATTATCCTTGGGTGAAAATTATAGATTCATCTACTAATAGACCAATGTGGGTGCCACCTTCAGTAGTATTAGGTGGAGTATTTGCATTTAATGATAGAGTTGGACAAGAATGGTTCGCACCAGCAGGTTTGAATCGTGGTGGTTTAACTTCAGTAGTAGAAGCAAAAACAAGATTAACACATGCAGAAAGAGATAGATTGTATGAAGATAGAGTTAATCCAATCGCAACATTCCCAGGTCAAGGTGTAACGGTATTTGGACAGAAAACACTTCAGTCTAAACCATCAGCACTTGATAGGATTAATGTTCGTAGATTGTTGATTAATTTGAAGAAATTCATCGCGTCTACTTCTCGATTCTTGGTGTTTGAACAGAATACAACTGCAACAAGAAATCGTTTCTTAAATACAGTTAATCCATATCTTGAAACCGTACAAGCTAATAGTGGGTTGAACGCGTTTAGAGTTGTTATGGATGATTCAGTTAATACACCTGATGTGATTGATAGAAATCGTCTTGTAGGACAGATATTTATTCAACCTACAAGAACCGCAGAGTTTATAGTATTGGACTTTGTAGTGTTACCAACTGGAGCAGCGTTTCCAGAGTAATAAAATACCTCAAATATGAGTCAAAAGGCCCCAGTTTTTACTGGGGTTTTTTGTTTTTATAAAAACTTCAAAAAAACTTCAAATATTAGTGTAAAGAGTATGGTGATTTTTTTACATTTTTCTCCCTTCTTTATATTTATATATGAAATACGATATTTTGACTTTTAGGAGATAAAAGATGCCCGAGTTAATCGATGCTAATGAAATAATGTTTACCCCGTTTGAACCGAAAACGAAAAATCGGTTTATTATGTACATAGAGGGTATTCCCGCGTATCTTGTTAAAACAGGCGCGAGACCTCAGATTACTTTTGAGGAAATTGTACTTGACCATATAAATGTAAAACGGTATGTGAAGGGTAAAGGTGAATGGCAACCTTTGGCTATTACTTTATATGACCCAATAGTACCATCTGCGGCACAGTCTGTGATGGAATGGGTTAGATTATCACACGAGTCAGTAACAGGTCGTGATGGTTATACAGATTTTTATAAAAAAGATATAACTTTTAATTTGTTAGGCCCTGTTGGGGATGTCGTTGAAGAATGGACATTAAAGGGAACATTTATTCAGGACGCAAACTTTAATGACTTAGATTATGCAAATGGAACAGATCCAGCAGACATCGAACTAACATTGCGTTATGATTACGCAATTTTACAATTCTAACGAAAACGAAAACGGAGAATAATAATGAGTGAATGGATAGCAGCTAATTGGGAATATTGTTTAGTAGTTATTTACGCTTTGGAAAAAATCGTAAAAATGACGCCTACTAAATATGATGATATCTTATTTGATATGTTACTTAAACCA